AATGATCGCGGGACCTTTCTTCCCGTTCAGGTAGGTGTTCCAGTAGTCCGCAATGACGGCGAAATTGTCCTCGGGGGTCCCGTAGTCCTGTTCCCGCTGTCCCGTGCAAGTCGCTTTTGCTTTATCAAGGGTTTCGGCTCTTTCCATATTATCCTCCGTATGTGAATAGTTTTTCTGTTACGATCATAGGTTGATTCTTGTTGAGCGTCCGACGAAATTCCTTTGACCAGACGCACCGGAAGTCCTCCGGGGCCTCCATTTCGGATATGTAGAGCGTGTGACCGTTCCGCCCAAGGACCCGCATATAGTCCCAGAAGTAGTCCGTGTTGAACTGCCTCCGGTTGTAGCCCGTCGTTCCTTTGTAGGGCGGGTCCGCGTATATGACAGACCGCGGCGGGATCGCAACGAGCCGGTAATCCCCGCAGAGGAAGTCCGCCCTGCCGAGGTTCTTCATGGCCCGTGCAAGGGAGTTCTTCGTTTCGAGGGCGTAGTTGTTCGCCTTGTCGTTCCGGGCGTACCCTCCGAACCACTTTCCGCCGAAGGAACACCCGAACCCGGCAAACCCCGTGAGAACCGGGTCCTCTTCCTTGTTTTCCCGGATATGCCGGTATTCCTCTTTCGTGAGGTTTCTGGGGAGGTCGTACCCCGCCTGAACGCCCCGGTACAGGGCTATGAGGTAGGGGTGTTCATCGTTCAATATCATGCGGGAAAAGCCCGTCACCCGTTCTTCAACCGCGCACCCGCCGCAGAAGAGAGAAACGAATGTCCCCCCCCCACTCTGCGGATGTTCTGCGCAATCTCCCCGGCTATCCGGGATTTCCCGCCCTGATACCGCATCGGTTCCTCCTGTGATGATCGCCGCAATGTCACGGGCGATTCTGCTTTTTCCGCCTTGATACTGCATGAGTGCGGGGGAGGCGGAGCGGTCCACCCCCCCCCATACCTCCTTCCTTATTTGCCGAGCAGGGAAGCGAGGTCGTATTTCTTCTTCTTTTCTGCCGGGGCGGAGACCTTCTTCGCCGGGGCCTCGTCCTCGTCGAACCCGTCTGCGGGTTCCTTGTCAACGAGCTTAACGAATGTAACGGTTTCGCCCTCCTTCTTCGTGGACTCCCGCACGTCATGTTCCACCGTCGCCCGGATGTAGTGTCCCACCAGATCTTCCGGGTCGATTTCGTCCCCGTCGCCGAGGTCCATGTCGTTCAGAGCCGCGCGGACGAGGAAGGAGAATGCCGCCATAGCCCCGTCGTTCGGGTGTCCGTCCTTGTCGGTGAGCTGGAACCGCTCAATGTGCTTCTTGCCCTTTGCCGTCTGCATCGTGATAGCCAGCTTGCCGTACTGCTCCTTGTACTCAACCTCAACGATCTTGAAGACATAGATTCCTTCCGGGATGGGAGCGAATCCCCCGCTCATTCTGATAAGTGCCATTTTATTTGTTTCCTTTCGTGTAGTGTTTTTTGTAGTACTGGATGGCCCCGCCGATAAAGAGGACGAGAGCCAGAAGAAGTTCTACTCCGAGGGTGATAAGGATTCCCGCGAGAAATGGATTGATCGTCATGCTTTCTTCTCCTTTACCGTCACCCGGTAGGTCGTCTCGGGTTTGGAGTAGGTTTCGTAAAGGCCCGCGGTCTTCAGCGCGTCGGTGTCAACCTTCCGGCTGTCGGTACGGGAAATGGTCCATTCATACCGGGAGCCGGGAATGATAACCTTCTTCGCTCCGTCCTTCCAGTGGTCCACCTCGTCCTTCTTCAGGGCGTCCGTGATGGCCTTGTACCGGTCCTCCTTCTCCTTGATCGCCGCCGCGTGTTCGTCGATTTCCGCTTTCAGGGCCTCCGCCTCCCGGATCAGTGCGGCCCGGTCGTCTCCCGCGTCCGGGGTGGTCGTCCGAAGGGCTTTGAGAATGTCCGCATCCGCTTTCTCGTCGTATTCCGGGGAAATGCCGGTCTCAACGTGGGTGTGCCACCAGTCAATCGCCGCGTCCAGATAGTCCACCTCGAAGTCCGGGTATCTCTCATGCAGACGGAAGGGAATCACTTTCGTGTTAGAGGCGTTCGGAACGAAATCCTCCGGCTTCTCATAGTCTCCTTCGTCGAGGAAGGAGGCGACCATGTAAACCTGTTCCACCCCGAGTAAATGGGCGTAGAGCGCGGCCTGAAGCGCGTAGTATTCGGGAACGTCCTCCGCCCAATCTTCAACCCGCTTCGAGGTCTTCATTTCGAGGACCGCCGTAGGCTTGCCGTTCTTGTCCCGGAGGATGTAGTCCCACATCCCGCCGAACATTGCGAAGTCGGGGAAGAAGTCGCCCCACGTCTGCTTGAAGTAGTCCTCGCCCCAAATGTCGGAGGGAGTCGTCAGGTTCGGCATGAAGTAGAATTTCTTCATGTACTCCGCCTGTTTCGGTTCGATGGTTTTACCGGCGATAGTGTAGATCGTGTCCTCGAAGGGTTCCTCATAGGTCCGGGTGATTTCACACCATGCCTTGAAGGGGGAGGACCACCGGTTAAGGCCCATGATCGCCGCAAACCGGGTCCCGGTGATTTTCTTCGGCCTCTTCGGAGGGTTCACTTTGATTTTGTTGTTGTCGAGCCAGTCCATGCTTTGTTTCCTTTCTTATGGCAAGAGATATTCGAGGGCGTTGTCCCCGAAGACTTTGTTGAGTTCGTCCACGGCGAGGCGGGAGGGGGTACTTCCCGCCGTCTCCCATGTTCCGATAGTGACGGGCGCATACCCGATCATGGAGGCAAGCTCCTTCCGGGAGAGGTTGTTTTCTTCCCGCAGAGCGCGGAGCTTCTTTCCCCACGCAACGGCGCGTTCTTTCCTTGTCGGTTTACTCACAGGATTCTGGGGGGGGACGGTCACTTCCGCCGTCCCCGCTCCTTCCTTCTTCAGCCCTTCGAGCAGGGCAATGAGCTTGTTGTATGTGTCGAGGGAGATACCTTCAAAGAGAATGGAACCGGTCAGGGTCACACCGCCCATTTTGAGGTCCGCCATTTTACTTGTCCTCCGTTTCGTACTGTTCGAGCATTTCGGAAATGCCGCCGATCAGTTTCTCCGCCTGAGACTTCGTTACCTTCGTGAACCCCTCGGTTTCCACGGCGACCGCCTGAACAAACTCTTCCTGTTCCGGGTCCGTGTTGAGCAGTTTTGCGAGGGCAAGTCTCAGGTTTTCAACCTGAAGTTCCTCGGCGGGACCGTCCGCGTCGGTGATTTCCTCCTTGATTTCCGCCCGTTCTTCCTTCGTTGCGGGCTTCTTTGCGGCCTTTTTCGTCGTCTTTGCGGGCTTCGGTGCGTCCTCCGTGCGGCCTGATTCCGCGTCGAAGGTGTCCGCCTCCACAATGTCGAGGATCAGCATATAGAGGTATCTGCGCATATAGGTGATTTCCGCGCCGAGACCCTGAACCTCGTTCATGCGGAACTTCGCGGGTTCAGCGATAGACCGCATCGGGAAGGAGACGGTGATGTAGCTGTTATCCTCGTCCTCGAAGTTTTCCGCCGTGTAGAGCGTCCCGCGGGCCATTTCCCCGTCGAAGGAAATCATGAAGAGCAGGTCGAGGTCGTCGAAAATCCGGGTTGCCGTGGGAACAATGTCCGCAAGCTCGAAGTACATGAACTCCGCGTGCTGGTTTACGCCGCTTTTCTTCGCGCCGCTTTCGAGGAACCGGACGCGGGCTTCGGAAAGCCTCTGCGCAACGGTCATTCCGCCGAGTTCTTCTTTGGTGATTTCTCTCATGATGGTTTCTCCTTATTCAAAGATTGATTTTAATAGGTTTCTCTTGATGGTGTTGACCTTCCGGGTGTTCCGCTTCGGCGGCTTGATGCCGAGGAAGTCCCGGACGTACCGCTCTGCCTCCCGGATGTACCACTCCTTGTCTATCGCGTCGAGCGTCAGGGAGTTGTCGTTGTCAACGGCGGAGTGGAAGGGCAGACCGGCCTGTTTGACGAGGTTTCCGCTTGCCCCGTGCCGCTTGTAGAGGGTCCCGAGCCGGTAGTCGCGGGCCGCGTAAACCCGGTTGACTTTCTGGACCGGCTTCATTTCTCCGTTCACATCATGGAACGCCCCGGTGTATTTCGACCCGGCTTTTGCCACAATCTGAAAGTCCATGAGGTTGTCGTCCCCTTCGATGGTCTCCCGGACGGGAGTTCCGTAGGCCAAACAGTCCTTGACCGCCTTTGCCACCGCAACCGCGTTGTTGTTGATGTTGAACGCGCCCGCGGGGGCGATTCCCCGGACGAGGACTCCGCCTTTGATTTTCGGGTCCCCTTCGAGGGGAATTTCAACGTAGTTGTTCACGTCCTTCTGAACGATCTTTCGGATCATGTCCTCTTCGAGTTCAAACCCGGTCCGCGTCTGCCATTCTTCGGTGATCGCTTCGTAGGCCGGAATGTCGGAGTTGTCGAGGGAGACCATGATACCGTCCGTGTTGAGTTGGACGATTCGGAGTGTCGGGCAGTCCTGAAGGAGGTGTTCCGCAAGTTCGAGCAGTTGGAGTTGTCCCGAAATGCAGACGGACCGGCCCATGAGGGGATCATAGAGGGGATTGTATTCATTGAGCATGGCCCCGTAGGTGGTGTTGAGAACGAGCTTCAGGGCGTTTGCCGTCGCCTTGTCCCCGGCCTTTTTCGCCCGGACTCTCCGCTCAATGGTGGAGGCGTAGACCTCCGGGGAGGGAATGTTCCGGGAACAGTACCCGTTCAAGGTCATTTGGTGCGGATAGTAGGACGCAACGTCCTTGTTTCGGATGGAGCGGTTTTCCGTCGCCTCTTCGGAATAACAGGGGATCGCGCCGTGGATTCCTCCGTAAGCGAGGGTCACGGGACAGTCGCCTACCATGATTTCCAGCTTCTCCGAGAAGACCACGGAGGACGGGATGCTCATGTCGTGAACCCGGTCAAAGAACGCAAGGACTTCCGGGGGGATGTATTCGGTCCGCAGTTTGTCCGGGAGCCGGTATTGTCGTTCGTCGTCGTGGGTGGTGGGAACCGCCCCGAGGTACGCCGCCGTGAGCTTCGCGTTCGTCATGTAGAGGGCCTTTTCCGGTTCAAGCCCGCATTCCCTCCCGAGGACGATCTTGTTGTCAAGGTAGTTCTGTCTCAGGTCGTCGAGCGCGTCCGTCGCGTCAACGTCGTGCTTGCAGTAGAAGATAACCTGTTCTGCCTCTGCATCGGTGAGGGACCGGGTGAGGTTGAAGTCAACCGTCGTTTCTCGAATATCCATCCCGAGGTGTGCTTCGATAGCTTTCAGGGACAGTCCCATTTGGCAGTCGTCCATGAGGTCGTATTGATTGAACCAGACCGGTTCCCCCTGCTTCATAAGCGGGTGTTCCCATCCGTTCCGCTCCTGAACGATAATGAAGTCATTCAGGGCTTTGATTTCCTCGGGGTCCGCGTCCATGAGAACCGCTTTCATGATGAACTGGTCGTAGTGCTTGTTGTTGAACCCCGCAAGCAGGGGACAGTCCTTCATGTAGGCCCGTACCCCGTCGTTGTCGTTGTGGAAGACGGTAAACTGCTTTGTCTTCTTGTCCTTGAACACTACAAACCAGTCCCGGTAGAACACCTCGAAGTCGAAGATTGAGCGGTCAAGCGTCATACCCGAATCCCCGTAATCTTCCGGAAAATCTCCGTGTCGAAGTTCGGAAGGGAAAGAACTGCGTTCCGCGCCTCTTCGCTAAGACCTTTCCACCAGTGCTGAGCGGTTTCATCCGGCTTCATCATGCGGAGGAATCCGCCCGTTGTTTCATGCTCCGGGTGATCGGCCTTTTCTTTCTCGGTCATGTTCGCCGAATCAACCCATTCAAGGGTGTTTTTCGTCGGCATATGGAGCATAACCCATCGGGCGTTACTGTTCCACCACTCTTTCAGTGTCATGGGCGAGGGCTTGTTGAAAAGATAGATTTTCGGTTCCTCCGTGCAGAAACACCCGCCCGAGCAATCCGTCTTGTTGAAGTCGCCGCTGTTGCGGTCGCCGCTGTTGCGGTTGCCGCTGTTGCGGTTGCCGCTGTTGAAGTTGCCGCTGTTGAAGTCGCCGCTGTTGAAGTCGCCGCTGTTGAAGTTGCCGCTGTTGAAGTTGCCGCTGTTGAAGTCGCCGCTGTTGCGGTTGCCGCTGTTGCGGTTGCCGCTGTTGAAGTTGCCGCTGTTGGATAAGCCCGAGTTCCCGGCCCCGGTGTTGACGAGCCGGAGGACTTCTTCCCACGGAATTTCCCGCACGATTTCCAGCTTGTCCGTCACGGACTTGTCGCCCTCGGTTTTGACCCGACCCCTCGCAACCACTTCTGCAACCTTGTTGCGGGGGTCGAACGGGTAGTAGTTGAAACAGGACGCGGGATTGGTGCAGAAATGGAATCCCCATGTGCAGACTCCGATTTCCTCGTCCGTCTCGGCGACCATGCCGACCGCGTATTTATAGCCCCGACAAGTCCAGTCGGGATTGAAAACTTTGTAGCCTTTCATTTCGTTTTCCATGCTTGATTATTCTCCTATAATTGTACAGTTTGCTTTCCGGTAGTGTCTGCATCTTTCCCGGAACGCTTTCTTCAGATAGCCCACGTCGTCCACGAAATCGTAGCACACCGGGGGTTGTTTTCCGGGGTTCCGCCGCGCAATCCGCCCGATGGACTGTGTGACAACCGCATAGTCCTTCTGGGGAGTCGCCATATAAAGCCGTTCGAGGCAGGGAATGTCAAGCCCTTCTTTTGCGAGGGAATAGGTTGCGAAGAGGTAGAGATACCGTCTGGTCCTCATGCCCTCAATCGCCGCCTCCCTCTCCGCCTTGCCCTGCTTTGAGACCATCTTCCCGGAAATCATGACCGCCTTATCCCGCATATCCACAGGGAGCAGTTTCATGAGACTTTCGAGGTGTTCGAGCCGGTCAGAGAGGATCAGGGAAGGGATTCCCCGTTTCTCAATCAGCATCCGCGCTATGATCGCGTTGCGGGTCGTGTTCTTCGTGAGGTAGGTTATCATGCCTGTATAGTTCAAGGTCCCGTCCGTGTTGGTGCATCCGCGCCCGAGTCCGATATGGGTTGCAATCGGGTGTACCTCTACCGGCATAACCCGTTCGTTCACCGCCTCGTCTGGGACCGTGTACGCAATGGGGCCGAGCAGGGCGTAGGTTGCGCGGATCATGCCGTCCGACCTGTGAACCGTCGCGGACAACCCGAACTTCCATTGAGCCGCAAGCCCGTTCAGGACCTTCGAGAACCGCGTTACCGAGGTAGGCGTCCCCGCCGCCCGATGGCATTCATCCACAATCACTACATCCCACACGTCCCGGTAACGGTCGAGGTCGAGCTTGCACATCGTCTGAACCGTTGCAAACGTGATACCGGAGCCGATGTTGACTTTTCCCTCCGTAATGGTCCCGGTCAGGGATTGGTCCATATAGAGTAAAGCCCGGTCCCGGCTTTGTTTGAGAAGGTCGAGGGTGTGAGTGAGCCAGAGGGTTTTCCGTCCGATCATGGAGACGAGGGCGATTCCCATTTGTGTTTTTCCGCACCCCGCGGGGGCCTGAAGAATGCCGCCGCCGTTTACCCACATAGCCCGGACCGCTTTTTCCTGATACCCGTAGAGCGGAACCCTGCATCGGAAGTCCACGGGTTCGCAGAGGTGGAAGTCTCCCCGGTAGTCCACCGGATAGCATGAAATCCGTTCCACAAGCTCCTGAAGACAGCCGTAGGGAAGGATCAGGTCTCCGCCGTCCACTTCGTAGAGGGAGAGTTTCCGGGGCGTGTTTCCGACCCAGAACCCCATCCGTTGTTTCTTGATGTACTCCGGGTTGTCGAGGGTGAGGTCGTTTGCCGCCCATGAACGGATAGCCGGTTCGGGGTCCGTTATGCGGATCGTGTTTGAGACCACAATCTTCATCATGATGTGAACCACGCTCCTATCCATTCGTCGAGCTTCATTCCCCGTTCGGTAATAACCTTCCGGGAAAGGCTTCGTTTACCGGCCCATGACATTTGAGAGAGCATGAAGTGAAAGGGGAGCATATAGGTTTCCCCGTCCACTTCGAGGGCGAACCACGGTTCTTCATTCCCCGCGTCCATGAACGCTTTCATAGCGAGTTCCTGATTCTCTTCAATCCGGGAGAGCGGGAAGGTTCCGTCCGAACAAACTTTGCAGTCGATCAGGAAGGTCTTTCCTCCCCGACAGGCTATCACGTCCGCGGGCTGTCCGGCTTCCGTCTGTTTGAGAAGGTGGACCCAGAAACCTTGTTCCCAGAGGGCCACCGCAAACCGTTCCTCATAGGAGGTCCCGAGGGCCTTATTGGAAGTTTCCATAAATGTCTTCCACCTTTCCGTTGAAGTCTGCCGCCCACTTTTCAAGGCGTTCGTCCATGTCCGGATGATTGCGGAACCGCTTGACTTCCCGTGCGATTCCGGGGAGTAAACGCTGAAGGACGTACCCGCACAGTTCGTCGAGGTTTTCGCTGTCCTTCTTCGCCTCCGCCGCGTTCTGTGCTTCGAGGCAGTAGATACGGAACCCGTCCGCCGCATCCGGTCCCAAGTACGCATAGAGCAGTTCGTAGAATCCTGAACCGTCACTCACATAGTGGAGCTTGCCGTCCGTTTTTGTGACGATTTGCATTGACATTTCTCCTTTCGGGTGATATAATGTCAATGAACCTATTTGTAGTCGGTTCATTGCTTTGCCGTTTCCGAAGGTCCATTTCGGAGGCGGCTTTTTCATTCTCCCCATGAGGCCACGGAGAAGAATACATTGTTGAGGTTGTAGGCCGGGACTCCCCAATCATGGTAATAGTCCTTTCGGAAGTAGGGAGCAATCCACACGGGACCGACCGAGAACCGTTCCTTGCAGAGAGTCCGCATTTCGTTGAGTCCGTCTTCGTCATAGTCCGTCGTCTCCACGGCGGGGTAGACGGAGTAGACATACTTTCCGGGGGCGTACTCCGCGCTCATGAGTTCACCGAGGGTGTCCCCGTATTCGCCGGATTCAAGCAGTCTCAGCATTGCGTCACACCCTGCTTCGCAACATTCCGGTGAGGTCCCCCAGAACTCTAAGTACATGACCTTTGCGAAGAGTTCCATTTCCCAAAGATCGCAGTACCGACCGTCCCACCCCCAGAGAACGCCGTTCGTGTAGTCGAGCGCGTTGGCGCGGATGATCGGGGCCGGAGCTTCAGACAGGACCCTTCCTACACCCTCCGCGGGTTCCTCCGCGCAACAGTAGGCACAACCGCACTCACAAGCGCGAGAGGCCGATTCTGGCGCGTCTTCTTCTGGAGCGGGTTCTTGTGCCTTTGCCGCGCTTATCGCAACAGAGGAAGCGCAGAGCAGGGCCAGAATAAGGGGTAGGGTCTTATGCCCGAGTCTTCCAGACGTAGGGCGTTCCGTGGGTTTCGAGATACCATTGTTCGTATTCATGCCGGTTTTCCTCGTTCGTGAAATAGTCTGTGATGATTCGTGCAAGGTTTTCTCCGAGGTGGTGGAGAGCGGCTTCCGCTTCCCGCCTCTTCGGGTTCTCTGTGCGCTTGATGGTGAAGTCAGGAGATTTCATGTTCTTCCTCTGCGAGAATCTTTTCGATCAGGTCGATCATTACATCAACCTTCCGCCCGTGACGTGTTCCGTGGAACACCGCTGAGAGTTCTTGTTTGGACGTTCTCAGCCCCTGTGCTTCCAGTTTGCGGATCAAATCGGCCTGTTTCAGACCCAGCTTTTTGTATTTGGTGAAAAGCCGTTCTCGCCGGGCGATTTCCTCCGCATACTGTTCCGGGGGCAGACGGGACATCCAGTAGGTCCGGGGCAAATTGCGCACCTCCTTTCTGTTCATCAAAAAGTTCAAAAAATTTTGAAAATCCCCTTGCAATCCGAAGAATCCGATGGTATAATGAAGTTGCAGAATCTTATAACCATTGGAGATGCCGGAAACCGGGACCTTCTGGGTTTTTGTTCCCTCGAAGGGTTTGAACCTCTTGTGGTTCACATTATAATCCCAAAGATGGGAAAAGTCAAGAGGGAATCCCAAATTTGTGACGGTTTGTAGGCTTCGACAATCCCAAACATGGGAGAATGGGAGTTTTTTATGTATGTTACCGATAAAATCCGGGAATTGATACGGGAAAAAGGGTTGACCCAAAATCAATTCAACGAGGCGGTTCACATTAGCAAAAATACTCTTAGAAACTGGGAGAAAGCCGGTGCGGTTCCTCCCTCTGCATGGAACACTCTTGTTATGATCGCTCAGTTCTTCGCTGTTCCCATTGAAGTTTTGACAGGGGAAACAGATGATCGGTTTATTCACGCAAAAGCCGTTGATGATTTTCTTGAATACCTTGAAAACAATGGTTTTGTTTTTGAAGAAAATGAAGATGAAACAGTCACCATAGGAATAGATGGGAAATACCTTCGCTATACCCGAAAAGATTTTATGGCTTTATGCGAGCAGTTTTATAGTCAGAGCGGCCCCGAGCTTGCTATGAAACAATGGGCGCGGGAAATGTTTCCGACCCGCGAGGATTTGAAGCACATCTTCAAAACACAACCGGCCTCCATGCAACATGAGCTACCGGTTTACGGGGACGTTTCAGCCGGTATAGGATGCAATGCGGAGCAACACATTATCGGGTGGGAAGTTGCCGGGGATGAATACGACGAGGACGAATACTTCTATCTGCTTGTAGAAGGTGATTCCATGTCTCCGGAGATAAAGAACGGAGACTATGTTTTAGTTCATTCTCAGGATGTTATTGAAAGCGGACAGATCGCCGTTGTCGTGGTGGACGGGGAGGGACTTGTGAAGAAAATTGAAATGGGCGAAGACTATATCACCTTGATTTCAATAAACCCCTACTACCCGCCCCGCGTCTTCAAAGAATACGATATGAACCGCGTCCATATAATCGGGCGGGTGTGTGAAGCGAAGAGGAAGTATTGATGAACGTAGTTCTCTATATGCGCTATTCCTCCGCAAATCAAACCGAACAGTCCATAGAGGGACAGGACCGGGTGTGTACGGAGTTTTGCAAGAAGCAGGGCTATGAAATCGTCGGGAAATACATCGACCGCGCCCTCTCTGCTTCAAAAGACACCGACAAGCGCACACAGTTCCAGCGGATGATAAAGGACAGCGAGAAGGGAAGATGGCAGGGAGTAGTGGTCTATAAGTTGGACCGCTTCGCTCGCAATAGGTATGATAGCGCAACCTATAAGGCCCGCCTGAAGAAGAACGGAGTCCGTGTAATCTCCGCAACGGAGAATATCACAGACAGCCCCGAGGGGATCATTCTTGAATCCGTCCTCGAAGGAATGGCAGAGTTCTATTCAAAGGAACTGGCCCAAAAAGTTACCCGAGGTATGCGGGAATCCGCCTTAAAGGGGAACGTCTGCGGCGGTTCGGTCCCGTTAGGGTACAAGATTGAAGGAAAGAAGTATGTCATAGATGAACCCTCCGCGGAAATCGTCCGGGAAGCGTTCCACCTCTACTCCGAGGGGTACACAATCAAGGAGATTTGCGAAACCTTCAATAATAAAGGCTACCGTACCTCCAAAGGGGCGGAGTTCAATAAAAACTCCTTCCGCGCTATGTTCCTGAATGAACGCTATACCGGGGTGTATATTCACGGAGAAATCCGGGTGGAGGGCGGAATCCCGGCAATCATAGACAAACAGACCTTCGAGACAGTCCGTAAGAAAATGACCGCAAATAAAAACGCCCCCGCGAGAAGCAAGGGGAACGTGGACTATCTTTTGACGCAAAAACTGTTCTGCGGGCATTGCGGGTCCCTTATGGTGGGTGAATGCGGGCGGAGCGTAAACGGAAATACCTACTATTATTATAGTTGTACCTCCCGAAAACGGGAAGGGACGTGCAAGAAGAAACCTCTGCGAAAAGAATGGATCGAGCGGGTAGTCGCCGAGGACGCGGTTTCTGCCCTCACCCCGGAGACGATCAATGAGCTTGCCGAAATCGCCGTGAAAGCATCGGAGGACGAGGTTGCGCATAATACCACAATCCCGGCCCTCCGTGCGGAGCTTCACGACGTAGAGAAGAGCATAGCAAACCTACTCCGCCTTGTCGAACGCGGGTCCGATTCGGAATCCCTGTTCGCCCGGTTGGAGCAGTTGGAGGACACAAAAAGAGCGGTTACGGTGCGGTTGAGAGAAGCGGAAGACGACGTGGTTATCCTCGAAAAAGATCAAGTCGTTTGGTGGTTGTCGAAGTTTACAAAGGGCGACATAAACAACGAAACCTTCCGCCGACAGATCATAGACCTACTTGTAAACTCCGTGACCGTCTGGGATGAACCGGACGGAAGCTACCGGATCGAGTACGTCGTGAATCTTGTCTTCAACCGCAATCGTACAATCAAGAGTTCGGATTTGGCTTGTAGTGGAGCACGACAAGAGGATAATCCGAACTACCACAAGTTCGGATTTCTTCTTTTTCCGGCCTATACCGTCGCCACCATGAGAAGGACACACCCCGCGCCGTGAACCGGTACGGGGTGCATTTTTTATAATTTCTTCAGTTCGAGTACCGCCGCTTCCACGAGGGAATCCAGTTTCTCTGCGTCAATTTTGAAACCGTGGTCCCGCAGGAAACCGAGAACATAAGTCTTTTTCTCCGCTCCGAGACCGGTTCCCCGGAAAATCTGTTCCGCCGCCTCAACCGCAACCCGTACCCATACCCGGAGCGTCGCAAGCTGTTCCGCGTCCATCTTCCGTTTCAGGTACGGAATCAGAACCGCCGAAATGAGAGCCGTAATCAGCAGAATAACCGCCGCCAGAACTTCCGTCAAATCCATTTACTTCACCCCCTCCCCCTTCAAAATTTTTCTCATTTATGTCTATTCCGTAAATTTTCATGAGTTTCAGCCGGTTCTCCGCTTTCGCCTTGTTGTAGTAGAACGCGGTCCCCGTTGCCACCTCCGCCGCCGTGGATGGAATGAGATAGGCAAGCGGAGTCAGGTCAAGCGTCCGCCAAACCATGACAAATGTAAAGACTATGACGGCGAGATTGAGGAACCCCGCCGCATAAAGAATCAGCTTCGAGAACTCATGCGAGGGAGACGGTCTCACAGTACGCAAGGGAAATCCACCCCCCGTTTTTGAGCTTGCCCCACCCGTTCGAGACGGAGGACAGAGGATAGGTTCCCATGTCCCGAATCTGTCCCGTGATGGGGTAGTTCATACCGGCTCCCGCCCGGATGTTCAGGACCGGAACCTTCACCTTCGCCAGTACCGTGGCCGTCGCGCTCACGTCGGATTTGTTCACCCACCCGTAAACGCCGCTCCCGACCACATGGTAGGGATGCCGCCCCTTCTCGTAAATCGCCGTGATCTTCCCAGAGCAGGGGGAGGCTTCCACCGCTTTCTCAGACGAGGCGTAGGCATATTGTTTCTGCCCCGTGAAGAAGACGGAGGACCCGACCGCGTAGGGCGTAGAGGAAGAGGGGAGCTTTTCCGTCTCCCGGTACACCCCGACCGCGTTTGCAATCCCGAGCAGGGGAGCCGGATTCACAACCGCGCCGTTTCTGCGGACCTCGAAATGGCAATGCTCGCCGAAGGAATACCCGGTGTTACCCTGAACACCCACCACGTCCCCGGCCTTAACCTTCTGTCCGGCCTTGACGCGCCGCTCCGCCATGTGGCACATGAAAACCACATACCCGTCGTTCGTGTCGAGCCGGATGTAGTTTCCCCATTCCCATGTGTCGTCCGTGTCGTTCTTCGGAATCAGGGTAGACGTGCGGATAACCCCGTCACAGGGGGCGACAAGGAGCCGGTCCCCGTCAAGTCCCACGAGGTCGATTCCGTTGTGCCACCCCGGAACCCCGTTCAAAATTCGGTTCCCGTAGGACGAGGAAACCCGACAAGCTCCGTTTTTGTAGGGAAGTCTCATGTGTGTCTCCTTTCTTCGGGCGGATGGGGCGGGAGGTTCTTCACCTGTTCCATGAGGCGGGCCGCGGTCCCGTTGCCGCCCATCTTTTTGTAGGGTTCGTATAAGTACCGGTTCAGTTCGTTGTATTCGTCCGTGGAGATGTACCCCCGGGCGATAACCTGTTCCGCGCCCCGGATGATCTCCGAGTAGGCCAGACCCATTAGGAGCTTGTCCTTCCCGGAGTGCTTGTCAATTAACCGAGCGGCGAAGGACCACAGACCGTTTGAGGCGAGAATTGCCACAACAACCGTGGTTGCGATTTCGTACCATTTCATGTACGCCTCCTGTAAGATTAAAATGGAAGGGGCAGGGGAAGAACCGTTGCCCCCCGCCCCGTGATTGACCGATTATTCCCCGGTCTCTTCCGGTTCGGGATCGGGCACGACCACGGGCGCGTCGTGTCTGTAGCACTGCCGCATGATCTCCGCGCCGTCAGAGGCCAGCAGAGCCGCCGCGTGCTGGGGCAGATCGGACACCGCCGCCGCCGCCAGAACCTCGTGATATTTCGCCTCGGCCTTGAGCCGGGCCCGGTCCGCGTTCTCGTCATACGCCCAGTGGACGATGTGGCCGTACTCGCCGCTCTGGTGCTTCTGGATCTCGATGATGTAGTACTGATACATGATAAACCCTCCTGTGGTTTATAGAGTTATGAAGTGTAGAGTGATGGAGTGATGGAGTTTCCGAAACGGCGGAGCCTCATCGCTTCCGCGCAGCGGAATCATAACTGTAAACCGCTCACTGATTGATCATCGCCGCCAGCCGGACCAGCTCCGCACCGACCGTGGTCTCGACGACATTGGTTCCGGGCACCAGCGTCTCGCCCTGACCGACCGCCGCCGTGACCCGGTACAGCGCCGCGCCGACGGTGACGTACTCGCCGACCGCAAGGGACCGGGACGCCGTTTCCCCGGACGCCTCGCCGATCATGGCCCGGGTATCCGCGTTCGCCGCCTCGATGACCGCGCCGGTGTCCCGGATGTATTCCACGGATACCGGTCCACAGTCCGCCCAGATGGTATTGATCCCCTCCAGCGCCGCGATCTGAACCGGGGTCAGCGTATAGACCGACGGTTCGGTCAGCCGGTACGCGATCTGCACCGGATGCCCCGCCGACGCCTCAGCCGCCAGCCATGCCGTGAAGCTGTCGTCGGTGGCCGACGCCGCGTTTTCCGGACGGATGCACAGCGTGGCATTGTTGGTCGCCGCGGAATTGACCACCCTCTGGCCCACGGCGGTGCTGGAGGAAGAGACCATCACCGGCGCGAAGTGGGAACAGATTCCGCTGTCATCCACCACCGTTCCGAAGCTTCCGATCGGGAGCCGGAAATATAT